GGATACCGAAATTTCAGGAGCTACGCAAAGTGGCTTCCGGTATGGCTATTCACAAGAAATGGCGGCAGACCTATTTTTCCACACCATCCAGTCTGACCCACAGTGCTTATCCGTTCTGGTCCGGTGCGCTGTTCAACCGTGGGCGCAACAAAGCTGACAAGGTGGACATCGACCTGTCCCACAGCAATCTGGCACCCGGCCTGCTGTGCGCAGACGGGCAATACCGCCAGATAGTCACCGTGGAAGATGCGGTGCGCGGTGGCTGTAACCTGTTCGACCTCGGCCAGTTGCGCATGGAGTACAGCCCGGACGAATACCAGAACCTGCTGATGTGTGAGTTCGTGGACGATCTCGCGTCCGTGTTCCCGCTCAGCGAGCTGCAGGCGTGCATGGTGGACAGCTGGGAAGTCTGGACCGACTTTCATGCACTGGCGCTGCGCCCGTTTGGCTGGCGCGAAGTGTGGATCGGTTATGACCCGGCAAAAGGTACGCAGAACGGCGACAGTGCCGGATGCGTGGTGGTGGCTCCGCCAGCCGTGCCGGGTGGTAAGTTCCGCATTCTTGAGCGTCACCAGTGGCGCGGGATGGACTTCCGCGCCCAGGCTGACGCCATCAAAAAACTCACCGAACAGTACAACGTTACGTATATCGGTATCGACTCGACCGGCGTTGGTCACGGGGTTTATGAGAACGTGAAAGCTTTCTTTCCTGCCGTCCGGGAGTTTGTCTATAACCCCAATGTTAAAAATGCCCTGGTACTCAAGGCCTACGACATTATCAGCCACCGCCGTCTGGAGTTTGACGCCGGACACACCGACATTGCGCAGTCATTCATGGCAATCCGTCGCGCAACCACCGCCAGCGGCAACCGCCCGACCTATGAAGCCAGCCGCAGCGAAGAAGCCAGCCACGCCGATCTGGCCTGGGCAACAATGCACGCACTGTTTAACGAACCGCTGCAGGGCGAGTCCGCCAATACCAGCAATATTGTGGAGATTTTTTGATGGGAAAGAGTAAGAAGAACCGCGCTGCGTCGACGAACCAGATTCAGCATAAAAGCCAGACTTCAGCCGAAGCATTCAGCTTCGGTGATCCCGTTCCAGTACTTGACCGCCGCGAACTGCTGGACTATGTGGAATGCGTACAGATGGACCGCTGGTATGAGCCGCCTGTGAGTTTCGACGGCCTGGCGCGAACATTCCGCGCCGCCGTACACCACAGCTCACCGATTGCAGTAAAGTGCAACATTCTGACCAGCACCTATATCCCTCACCCACTGCTCAGCCAGCAGGCTTTTTCACGTTTTGTGCAGGACTATCTGGTATTTGGTAACGCCTACCTGGAGAAACGCACGAACCGCTTCGGTGAAGTTATCGCCCTTGAACCTGCGCTGGCAAAATACACCCGACGCGGGTTAGACCTGGATACCTACTGGTTTGTGCAATACAGCCTGACGACACAGCCGTATCAGTTCACAAAAGGTAACGTCTTCCACCTGATGGAGCCGGATATCAACCAGGAGATTTATGGTCTGCCAGGTTACCTTTCTGCCATTCCATCCGCCCTGCTCAACGAGTCCGCCACGCTGTTCCGCCGGAAGTATTACATTAACGGCAGCCATGCGGGCTTCATCATGTACATGACCGACGCCGCGCAGAACCAGGAGGATGTGAACAACCTCCGCAACGCAATGAAAAGTGCCAAAGGTCCTGGTAACTTCCGTAACCTGTTTATGTACTCGCCTAACGGCAAAAAGGACGGGCTTCAGATCATCCCGTTGTCGGAAGTCGCGGCGAAGGATGAATTTCTGAACATCAAGAACGTGAGTCGGGACGACATGATGGCGGCACACCGCGTACCGCCGCAAATGATGGGTATCATTCCCAACAACACTGGCGGCTTCGGTGATGTGGAAAAGGCGAGCCGTGTTTTCGTCCGCAATGAGCTGATGCCACTGCAAAAGCGACTGCTGGAGCTTAACAACTGGCTGGGTGAAAAGGTGATCCGTTTTGAAACCTATGACTTAGGACTTAAGAGCAAACGAGGCTGACATACTCACAACATCAATAACTGACCAATTCTCACAACGCCCCAGCAGCATTCTGCGGGGCGTTTCTTTTTGTCCTGACATTTTCCCCCTACGCAAAATGAGGCTGCCAGCGGGCCAGAGGCTGCGCCGGATTTTGGCCATTTTACCCCGTTGCGCGCGCTCGTATCCCCGCCACGCCTGCCCGCTTTATGTAGTGGTTTTCATGCGCCTGCATGACATAAGCAAAGGCCCGCCATTCCTAGCGGGCCTCAGCTAAAACGATCCTCAAACGATCATGCGGATTCATGCGGCATAGTCATGCACTTGTGTGGTTACGAAGGAATATAGTTGCGAAAATCGATTAAAATGCCTTAAGCTCTCTTAATCAACCCCTTATGCGTTGCTTTGGTAAGATAAGCTAATTCTTTAGGCCCCTTATCTCTAAAGCCCACCCATTCTGGTTGGAATTTTATAAAACTTGGAATTGCGGTTGCCAAGGCTGTAACCATACCGGGAATAATACCGCCTGAATAACCAGCAATAGCAGCATGGTACAACGGTTTTAAAAATTCCATAACCTGCCCACCATCTACTTCTGGATTGGCTTTGACTCCCATTCTGATAGGATTTCTCCATTTCCCTTCGATAGCTTTATCAAGATTAACTACAGCCTCTTGTAATAAAGAAAAATTTTTAGCCCTCGTTAGATTAGGGTCTCTAGAATAAAGGACTTCAGTATACAGTTTTTCTAAGTACTCATGTAACGCATTAAGATCATCCTGACAATCATCTTTAAAACGTAATATATCTTCTATATGAGCATCTTTATCAGGAATTCTCAGAACATTAAACAACTCCAATCTCAACTGAAGGGCCGTTTTCTGTTCTTTATCATATATTAAATTTTCCCCTGTTTGATGAAAGTGCCAATAAGTAGCAGGCTCGTTCTTCCTGAATTCATCCAATGTCTGCAACTGAAATTCCGTATATAAAAATGGAAAGTCTTGGATATTCAGCATACCATCATGTTTCATAATAGGTCTACGTAATACCCCATTATCTAATAATTCTTTTTCTTTAGGCACAATCGAGTGAATATTTTCACTATCTAGAATAACCACATCATCCCAGTAAAAGCAGAAATAATTAATATCCTGCTCAGTTAAACCTGCCCCAAGATAGACCGTACTATTATTTCTATGAAAACTCATTTCATTAGGATTAGCTACAATGCCACGTTTCATTCTTGCTCCTTGATAAGCATACACATTTTAAGAATGACATATATTCTAATAATTTCAATACATTATGAGTTATAACTAAAAGTGCAGCATAGGTCTCGCCCTGATAGATAATCAAATGATTACTGTCTTTTTACTTATGGTTAACGCCTCTCAAGGCTCGCGGTTCAACCTTGCTGACGCCAGAAGCAGGTTCAGACGCCAGCAACGTTTCTTAATGCAGCCAGCTGTCGTCTTCCCACACCTTCTGCATAATTTTCATCACTTGTTTTCTTTCTTCGTCCAGTTGCAATCCGGTAAGTTCCACACCGTTAGAGCTACCTTTGCGGATACGAATTACCGTTTTGGGATACAGGGGGCGCAGATTGCGGTAAAGCTCGGATTCAAGGGCGTCCAGTGTAGACTGGCTAATCTTCTGCTCTTTATCGATCATTATTTCAATGCGCATAAAAGTCACCTCAGCTGATGACATCCATTGAGCGGTTGTATTCGTGGGTTCTGATTTTTGCCATGAGTTCATCTGTCAGTTCAGAAACCCACTGCAGAGCCAGCCCCTTCTCTTCATCACTACACTCACTAGCCGCTACAAGCTTAAGAAAAAAATCAATGCGCTGGAGCTTCAAAGACTCCAAAAAATAGTCCTGCATCTTTCCTCCTATGACACCAAAGCAATACTGTATACATAACCACTGTTTATATTTACAGTATATAATAATCTTACTGATGTAAAACGTTTTTTTACGCTCATCAGCCTGATATGCCTGGTATTATTAAGAGCACGAATTGTTAACCCGCGTAATTAATACAGGTTTCGCCACTTATCATCTTCCTGCAAACGCTGGTTCCGATAGAAGATACGCAGGCCTGCTCCCGACGGAATACTGCCGCCGCGAAGGAGTAAATCGACCTCTTTCTCGCTGCCATCAAATCCCCTGGACTTCAGTTCATACACGAGCTGCAGTCGCTGATGGTCTGTAATTCGCTGTTTGTAGTCTTTACGCCGTTTCGGTTTCACCAGGCGTAACCTTGCTGCCAGTTCCCGGCGCTCTTTTTTGCTCATACTGTGCAGGTAATCGTGCAACTCCTTGTCATCCATGCGGGTGATATCCGTTCTGGTATCTCCATCAGCTGATTTGTCTTTCCCTTGTTGGTACAAATTTTCAGCAAGGGGACAGTTATTGCCACGAGTCCAAGGGGCGCAAGCGCCCTGGTCGGCTGCCGCCTCCTGAACGTCAACGGCCTTACGAACCATTTTCCACTTCACGGCATGAGTGCAGATCTTGCCCTCTGCAATGGGTGACCAGATGCCATAAATACGAATACCGTGATCGCCATATGCGGTCGGCTCTTCGTTGATTTCATAAGCAGTTCTGATGAGGTGATATTTGCGGGGAACCAGTACGCCGCCCTGCTTCATGATGTAGGTGGCAAAACAACCAGCATCAGCAGCAGCCAGGATTGCATCAAGGCGCGGGTTATCCAGTACCGGCGCACCTGCTTTTTTGTCCCCCTGCTGCCTTGCCGCCTGACCAGCCAGCAATCGCAGTTCACGGTAAGCCTGACGCCCCGGAATGCCAAAGAAGCGGAATTGCTGAACACGATGCAGAGACGCCCAGGCATTAACGTATTCAGCGTTATCACGCAGGGATTTACCCGTTTCCTTGCTGATCTCGCCAGCCAGACCACGCCCGTCAATGTTCTTACTGATGTATTTCGCGATGTAGCTTGTTGGCGTACCTTTGCGCGGGTTTATCAGCTCAGACTTAAAGCGTGGTCCCGTGTTATTACCCAGCTCCTCGCGGTCTTCACGAATGGCAAACTTACGCAACAAAGCAGTAATGGTGCGGCGATCTTTTTTGCGCATAAAACACAACAGGTGCCAGTGAACTGTACCGTCATGATGCGGCTCAGCCACCCGCACGCCATACCAGCGCAATCCGGCTTTGTGCATCGCCTTACGAAATGCAGCAAACAT